CGCTGGATCAGGCCATAGTCGGCGGGCGAGAGGGCTGGACGGTTGCCCACCGCGTTCTGGCGGGAAGCTATGCCCAGGCCTGACCCCGAATCAATGACGAAAGCCTTGTCAGTGCCCCAGGAGGCGATATTGCCGAACTTTTGCCCCGTGCGCTCGCAGGTGAAGTCGGTGAGCGCCCCGAGCATCTTCATCCAAGGGGAATCGGTGAACCGCTTGTTGTCGTGAGCCTTGGTGATGTTCTCGAAAGTCATGGTACCGATTCTGGTAGCCATTTCTTTCAAGGACTCAAGGTTCTCCAGCATCGGCGGGACGTACATCCAGTGGAGCTTTTCCTTCGGCACGTCACCAAGGACGTCGAAGGAGTTTTCTGTGAATAGGCACAAGGGGGTTAAGCCTGCGTCTACGAGGGTTCGGAGGGCGTAGGTCTTGCCGACGCCAGAGTCTCCGAGAAGTAGGACTTTGATTCCAGGTAAGGGACTAAGCTCCTTAGCCATGTGAAACTCCTTTAACAGGTTTTGTTGTGCTTGTGCGGGCGAGTCAGGTTGTAGGACATCTTGATTGCAACGGCTGCGCCCAAGTGGATTCCTCGATAGCCTGCGAGGTCGAAGACTCGGATGATTATGTCAGCGAGTTCTTCTTCCTCGTTGGTTAGCTGGATGGGCTTGGTGCAGTTCTGCCGGAGAGTGTTCGCGCGATAGGCTTCCAATAGCTCAGAGACCTCCGCGTGGATTAGACAGAGCTTTTCAGGGTAGTTGGTGTTCTCTTCCCAAAAGCCCTTGTTGGTCGCGTTCTCGTGGGCGAGCTGCACCCCGATGCAGATGCCTGCGATCATGTCCTCTTCTCTAGTCATCGGAATCTTCGTCAGTGTCTTCATCTGGGTCTGCGTCGTCGTCGAGGTTATCAGTACCGTCGAAGTCTTCCCACCCGGCTTCATCTGGCGGGCTGACAGGTTGTTCAATAGCTTGGCGGATCATTCCACCTCCAGTAAGGTTTCCGTCCGCGTGAGCGGGTCCCACCGCCTGCGTTCGAAGTAAGCCGGGAGCCATTCCATAGGCTCTGGGGACTTGCAAACTCGAGAAAACTGACACCCGCCATACTCGGCACAGGTTTCGCCCAGGTTGTAGTCGTAGGAGCCTAGCTCCCACATTTCCTGGAGGCGTTTGAGGTCGCGCAGCGTCTGGGCGTACCAGCGGTCGATTTCCCACTGGGGTCGATAGGTGATGTGCTGAGCGTGATTGAACTTTGTCTTGAGGATTGCGATACCGCGCACCAGCACGCCATCAACGGGAAAGCCAGCTTTTTTCCCTGCCCATGCGTAACCACTAAACTGACCACGCATCTCCCACTGATTGTACCACGATGAACCGAGGGCTGAAGTTGTTTTATCGTCAGCGATATAGAGACCATTGTTTAGCTCCGCGATGAAGTCGGTGCGCCCGCAGTAGATGACTGGGTCACCAGTCTCGGGATTGGTGAAGTCGAGAGGCTCGGCAAAGGAGAATTCGATGGCGTGCTTGCCGGAGGGGAGCTTGATTGGCCTTGCGGCGTCGGTCGCCAGGGGGAAGGCCTCGAAATAGTAGTCCAGGGCCTCGACCAAACGCTCGGCGGACTTGGCTGATTCTGGCGGGCACTCGAACGAGCCGTAGAAGTCGAGGAGCGCACGGACTCCGAGGGCTATGGCCTCGTCTTCAGTGGTTCCATTGTCGAAGAACCCTTGGCGGATGGCTTCTAGGCCATGAGCCCAGGCAGCACCCGCGTGTAAGTGGACGCTCTTGCCCTTATACTTCCAGTGTTCTATGTAAGACAATTCGGCTTTTCGCGGGCACCCGCGAAAAGTATTGAGCATGGTGTTATCGACGACTGCAGGGAAGGGCGGGCGGTAGAGAGCGGACATTCGGGACTCCTGTGACAGGAACGGAGACACCCCAGAGGGTGGCCGGATTACGAGAGGAAAGCTTTGAGAGCGTCTTCTGGATCGACCTCGGTTTTCTTGGCACGGGACTTTGCGGAAGCGATGGCAGCGGAGCCACGGTCCTGGCGCATTTCCTTGAGCAGGTCGCGGAGAGCCTCGTCAGTCATCTCGCCCGCGGCGATCTTGACCCTGGCTTCTACTATCTTTTGCATTAAAGACTGAGACATGGCGGATTCCGATAATGTGGAACAGATACTAACCGATTCTGTGGTACTTGTAAAATCGTACATCACAGTCAGCTCTCGTTCCAAGAGTTCGCGTGGGAGTTCAGAGATGGTTTCTTCGTAGAAGGCGAGGGAGCCAGGGACTTCGTCGAGATAAGGGGACTCTCCGAGGGCGGCTCGGAGGATGGGGATGTAGACCTTCTGCCCGCGGTCGATCAAGCCCCAGGTATGGCCGGTCCAGGGAGAGACCAGGGCAGTGTTGCAGTGCCAGTAGGCCCACTTGGGCCATTCCTTCACGGGCTGGTGGTACTCGTAGATGAAGTCGCCCGAGGGCGGGAACAGCCGGATCATTGTTTCCTTTTGCCGCGTTTGCGTTGGAGCCAGCGGTTGCGGCTCTTGCTTTGACCTTCGGTCATGTTGCCCACTCCTCTTGTGATAACCAGCGCTGGACTACTGGCATGTCGGGTAAGTCCTCAAGGCGACACTTGGTCGGCCTCTCCTGTATGCCGAGCTTACGACGACGCTCGGCCATTTGCTTGAGCTTGTGCTCACGAGTGCGGAGGTAGTAGGATCGTCGGTATTCTTTCTCGGTCATCCTTCGTCTCCAGCACGATCGATGGAGTCGGACAGTGTGGCGCGGGCCTTGACCAGACGTTGCACATAAGGCAGCTGACGCATGGCGAAGCCAGGCTCTCCGTCGTTGGCTATGTCGCGGACGAGGTAGCCCTCATCTATCAGTGCAAATACGTCAGTCAGCGCTGCTTGCTGCTTCTCAAAAGCCGTCACCACCCGTGCGAAGAGCGGCATGACCAGTTCCCCTCGAATTGGACGAGGTAGCCCCAGGGCTTCGATGCGGTCAGCGAGAGCTGCCCATTTGTTTTTGCTCTCGACTACCCGCAGGCCGTCAGGATCACCCGCGTTGTGCTTGCCGCCGAGCTTGAAGTCTTCGAGGTCGCTCATTTCACCCGCCGAATCTTGGAGCGCTCGTGCTCTAGTACCAGGGGGACTTGCGGCTTCAGGATCGACGGGCCAGAGACGTATTTGAACTTCGTGTTCTTTTCGATGACGGAGCCCTTGAAGCGTTCCTTCAAATAGGCTTTGGCAGCTAAGAGCTTTTCTTCTGTCGTGTCCATAGTAACTCCTCGTGTCGGATTAGGAAGGCCTCGGCCGCATCGTCGCGGTTCCAGTATTGCAGGGTGATGTCGAGATACCTGGTTCTTGGCGGGTAGTACCAGCCCTTGCCCTTGCCACCTGAACGCATCATGGCTCGAGATTCAGTCTTCAGCATGTGCGCGTCATAGGCCTTGATGACAGGCCACTCCGCGAACAGGGGGTCGAGGCCGAAGGCAACCGCAACCCGATGATTGGCTCTGCGTTCGTAGACCTTAACACCCTCGCCAAGGACTTTTTTCAGCGGCCCGTGAATGTCGTTGAGGCCGAGGGCTTCAGCGCTATCATGGTGCAGGGCCTCGAGGGCGAACTTCTTCGGGATGGCGAAGGACATCAGGTAAGCGTGCTCGGCTACTGAATAGTGGCAGGGAGTGTGCCCACCGTAGCGGCAGAGTCCACCAAGGCCTGTTGCGAGGTCCTCGATGGAGATGCCTGTGATGTCGTCGAGGTCTCCCTCCGGGTCGAAGAACGCGCCGGAGCATAGCTCGATTAAGGGCTTACTCATAACTGAATCTTGTTCAAGACTGCTTCGTAACGCTTCTTCTCGTCGAGGATTGCGAGGCCTAGAGTCAGGTAGACAATCGCGTCGAGGAAGCGGCCTTCGATGGGCTCGGAGCGCGGGCGATCTGCGTTCCCGTGCTGCACATCGCGGACATAAGTCTTGATCGCGTCGATGTGCTTGTTGAAGTAGATCAGCCAGATGGTCTCCATTGGGAGGTCGAGGGCAGCAGCGGCGCTGCGGAAGTTGTCCAAGCGATCTAGGTCCTTGGCGTACTCGCCACCCTTGATGGCTTGGAGGGCCTGGATCTTCTCCCAGATCTCGTCGAGCACGGACTTGTAATCTGCGGCGGTATAGGTCATGAGGAGAGCGCCAGTTGAGTGACATACTCCCCGCACTCGTGGTCTGGAGCGACCGGGGGCCAGACAGAGACAATAGACATCTCAGGCCTACCCGTGATGCGTGAAGGCTGTTGGACTGGGTAAGGCGTCGGCGGGTAGCGGCGGCAGATATTGTCAGGACCGCTGGAGAAGTAAAAACGGCAGGAAGAGCAGGGCATTACATGGGCTCCTTTTTGGGAGGGAGAGAAACAAAACTGCCTGGGGTAGTCACACGGATGCACTTGAAGGAGCGATCCCTGCGATTAGGGTAGAGCTTTCCGCCCGCCGAGTCACATTCCTCTTGGGAGTAGAAGATCTCGCGGGAGTAGCCAGACCACTGGTGGCCGGGTTCCATGAAGATGAGAAGGACGAAGAATATCTCAGGCATATTTTGTACACCTTAAGAGGATTGGCTGCAGCGGGGTGAACAAGCGGTCAGTTACCTCGCCCATCTGCTGCATGTGGGCAGTGTGACCTGCGGGCAAAGCATACCTGTTTATACGGAAGCCTTGGCGGTAGAGCAAGGAGCACAGCTCAGCAAAGGTCCCAACGTCGGCGTGCATCTCGTCTAACATTGCTTTGCGAGGGTAGGAGTGATGGACTGCCACAGGGATGATAACATCACTGATGCAGAGCTGCCCGCCAGGAACCAGAACTCGGTGGGCTTCCTCGAGAGCGGCCTGTCTGTTCATG